CATCATCGACAGCCTCAGTTCAATGATGGAGCCCTGTGGCATAGAGGAAAACCTTTCACGATTCGCTGAACCCATTCGGACCGCGATGGCAGACCTAAGCCAAACAGGAGCCACCATCCTGGTCCTCCACCACACAAAGAAATATCCAACAACTTGGGACTGGGTAGCCGAATGCCGAGGGAGCAGCAGCATCACATCCATTCCCTCTTGGGGTGTGCTAATGCGTTGGGTCAGGGATGAAACCGAAGGATTAGCCCGTGTTGATAAGCGCGTTGGGTTTGTTGGTTCAGGACGCGGCTACAGCGAGCTGGGAGGCGTTGAGGCTGAATACCTCTCAGAAGGTAACTGGACTTTGAGAGGAAGCCTCGAGCGCTCTCAGCAAGTGGAGCTGGTTCGTAAAAAGATTGCGTCTCTTGGTGGCGTTCGAGGGGACGTTTTTGACTACCTGAAGATGCGCTCTGAACTTGGAGCTGATGTTCCTGCTGATGAGATTGCCCACAACATGACTCCAGCCAAATCGACAGGGCACATTGGCCGGGAGCTTGGCAACCTTGTCGCGATGGGCTTGGCTTTCGTCACCCGTTCCGAGCCAACCGGCCGGCGCCCTAAACGCTATTGGAAAGTGAGCGAATTTGCCTTAGCGGCAGATGATGACTCAGCTGATCCCCTGAGAGAGCCCCAAGAGGGATCTAAAGGTTCTTTTGGATCTAATGCCATAAGATCCATAAGATCCATAAAAACACACTTTCAGGAGGGGGAAGAAGGAAGAGACCCTCTGCCTAAAGATCCAATTGCTCCTGGGAGCCCTGTCGAGATAAATCGCCGCGGCAAATGGTCCGGTGGGTACCTTGTTCGGGATGCCTCTGACCCGGACAGCATCACGCTCGAGAAGCTGGGCAACCCCATGATCACGTTGTCGAATCAGCGCATCGACATTGACGTTCGACCGTGCGAATCACCGTTCAGACTTCCTGAGCCTCAGGTTGACTGGTGACAAAATCCCCTAGATGGTCTACACTGTGATCACGCCAGAGATGGCACCCTTCGCTCAAAGCAAATGCTTGACCTTTCAACTATTCAAGTCAGCTCAACGATTTATCGCTACGAATCCAAGGCCCGCGCTAAAGAGTCTCTCGCTCTGTGGGTTGAAACTGCCTGCCCTGGTGAGACTTTTGACTTATTCGACAATGGTCGAGGTTATGTGATTCGCATGTTTGAAGATGGCGAGTTTGTTTCTACCGTCTGACCGCCGGGGGCTTCGCCCCCTACAACAGGCCGGGGAGCCTGCAAATACAAGACCGCGTGACGCGGGAATAAAGGGCAGCTGCTGGGGCTGATCCATCCCCCGACCATTCACAACTCAGTCAAGTTTTTAGACACAACCATCGCAAAAGATAACAACTAATGCTCAGCCGAAATTTTCAAAAACTTAAACACGAAGTTGCTTGCCACGTTGAAGCCGACCGGGTTGCTCCCGGCAGTTATTCGACTTGCTTTATCGGTTGCCTGGCTCATGGCAAGAACGACCCCGATTACATCGAAGCCCAGTATGGGATCCCCCTCATGGTCACCCGTATCGCGGAATCAATCTTCGAGGTGTTACCTGCAGATGAAGCTCCTAAATTCTTCGCTGTTTTCCCGGAAGCCATTGGATGCGACGGGAAAGACTTAAGTCTTGTCGGGTGGAAATTTCTAGCTGCTGAGCTGCGGTCGTTGCCGCCCGTTCCTGATGATATTCAAGCCGTTATTAACTCAGTCATTACGGGCATGGATTTGCTTGCGTCAGGGGAGGAATGGTCAAGAGAAAAGGCTGTTAAGGCATTGATGGCGGCTTCTTCCTTTACTGCTGCCCATGCTGCGGCTGCTGTCTGTTACGCTGCCCATGCTGCTGCCTATACCGCCGACGCTGCCGACGCTGCCGACGCTGCCGCCCGTGCTGCCGACGTTTCTGTCGACGCTGCCCGTGCTGCTGCCTATATCGACTCTGCCCATGCTGTTGCCTGTGCTGCCGACGCTTCTGTCGACGCTGCCCGTGCTGCTGCCCATGCTGCCCGTCGCCGTCAACGCGACCTTCTTCTAAAGCTGATCAAAGAAGCTCCAAACCCAAGCAAATAAACCACCGCCAAGGAACCTGACGCATAAAAAACCCTTAAAACGCAAATGCCAATCGACTGCCCCAAATGCGGTGAGCTCGTCATTAAGACCACATGCACAAGGCGCAAAGCCGGGATCCGCATTCGTTACCGTCGATGCCCATCCTGCAACCATCCCTTCAGGACTGAGCAGGTCATGACTCCTGAAATCGTCATCAATAGGAAACGCACCCCTGGACCCCCTCGCAACGCAAAACTCAAGCCCTTTGAAGTAGCTGATATTAAAAAGTTCTTGCAAAATAATATCTACACTTCGTATGAACTTGCACTTCAATACGATGTCTCTGTCGATGCTATTCGTCAAATTCGCATAGGTAAGGCTTGGGCTTCCATTGAGCCTGCGCTATAATGTTTCGCAATAGTTGGTTAAAATGGCAAACTTAAGACGACGGCATTACAAACTAAACTCAAAGGTAATTGAAGCTGTTCGACATCTCGCAGAATATGGCGCAGCTCTAGAACATATCGCTGCTGCAGTTGGTGTTAGTTACGAGGCAATTACTCTATGGCTTCGCAACGCAAAAGGCTCTGATCCTACAGAAGAAGAAATACAACTTTTGCAAGCCCTTAATGAAGGACGTGCAGCTGGCGCTCATAAATTCATTAACATCATCACAAATTGCGCCCAAGAAGGTGACAGTAAATCAGCGCAATGGATGCTTACTCATAGCCCCTCATATCGCAAGCATTACAGCGACAATGCAGCCGTAACACGCGCACGAAATGAAGGCATCGAAGCCGCAGTATCAGCCATAGCTGAGGCAAACCTCACGCCAGAACAAGAGCGGACCGTATTGCTACGCATCCAAGCCAAAACCGGCCACGAATTAGTGCCGAATGAAGAGGAATAACCCGGTACTGGCCAGGCTGGCAGAACTGCAGGTTGAAACCGTTGGCACCCGTTCAGCATTGGCTGATGTTGATGACCTGCTGCAACGCATCGCGGCAACACTTAACCCCGGCCAGCTCAACGCCTTTGAAGTAGAGCGTTTAAGCGCTATCGCTGCATCACAAGGTGGAGCCCCGGCCAGTATCCCCGAAATCGGCATCAGCGCTGGCTATGGCAGCGGCAAGACCTACGCGGCACATGCTGTCGCCGTCAAGATGGCCGCGCTGAACCAGGGCTTTGTTGGTTGCGTGATGGAGCCTACAAGCGATATGGTTCGCCGCATCTGGGCCCCAAAGTTCGAGGATTTCCTGGACAGTTTCGGCATCCCTTACACCCCCCGGGTGGCGCCGTACGTTAGTCACACGCTGCACTTCCCAGGTGGTGATTCAACAATCCTTGGGCTCTCGTTTGAAAATTATCAGCGCATCGTTGGTGACGATTGGGCGTTCGCAATTATCGATGAGGTTGACACCGCGACGGCATCAATTGCTCAGCGTGCCTATGACAAAATCCTGGGCCGTATCAGAGTCGGCAACTTCAACCAGCTGCATTGTTATTCAACGCCAGAAGGCTTTGGGTTCCATTACCAAACCTTTGGCACTGATGCAGCGCGAGAGGGCAAGCGCAGGGCCCTGCTCAGGATGAAGACCGCCGACAATGCCCATAACCTCCGGCCAGGCTTCGTCGATGACCTGGAGAGCCGCTACACCCAGGAGCAATGTCGGGCCTACCTCGAAGGGATCTATCAGAACCTGGCGACCGGCACCGTCTATGACAGGTTCGACCGTGCCAAACACGTTTCACAGGTTGATGATGATCCTTTAGGTGAAGAGCCGCTGAGAATTGGGATCGATTTCAATGTGGGCAATATGAATGCAGCAATCGCGATCAAATCAGGCAATGCGCTGCATTTCATCGATGAGATCAGTGGGGCCCATGACACTGATGCCTTGGCACAGGAGATCTGCGCTCGTTATCCAGGCCGGAGGCTCTACGGCTACCCCGATGCATCAGGCGGCAACCGCTCGACCAATGCGACCAAGACAGATCTGGAGATCCTGGCCGGCTATGGCATCAGCAATCAATCGCCTAAAGCAAATCCCAGGGTGGCTGAT